AAATGCGAATGGACAAACTCGCTCTGGACTATATAGCTTGTTTATACCTATGGAGTGGAATTACGAAGGATACATTGATTCTTATGGATTACCTGTCTTCGACACACCAAAAAAAGCGAAGCAAGGACCTCAGGGTGAAACAATAGATTTAGGTGTAATAGAATATTGGGATAATGAAGTTGAAGGTCTTAAGCAAGATCAAGACGCTTTAAATGAGTTTTATAGACAATTTCCTCGCACAACTAAACACGCTTTTAGAGATGAATCAAAAGAATCTTTATTTAATCTAACTAAGATTTACGAGCAAATAGATTACAATGAAGATTTAAAAAATTCTTTAAGCGTAACTAAAGGATCTTTTCAATGGCAAAATGCTGAACAAGATACTAATGTTATATTTTTGCCTAACAATGACGGAAGGTTTTTAATATCTTGGGTTCCAGATGCAGAGATGCAAAATAAAAGATACTCTAAATATGGAACTAATTATCCTTCAAATGAACACGTTGGTGCTTTTGGTTGTGATCCATATGATATATCAGGTACAGTAGATAAAAGAGGTTCAAAAGGATCTTTGCATGGACTAACAAAATTTAGCATGGAAAACGCTCCTGCTAATCATTTTTTTTTAGAATATATCGCTAGACCTCAAACCGCCGAAATATTTTTTGAAGACGTATTAATGGCTTGTGTTTTTTATGGCATGCCAATACTTGTAGAAAATAATAAACCTAGGCTTTTATATTACTTTAAAAAAAGAGGATATAGAGGCTTTGCAATGAATAGACCTGATAAGAAATATAGCAAATTATCTATAACAGAAAGAGAGATAGGTGGAATACCAAACTCAAGTGAGGATATAAAACAAGCTCACGCATCAGCTATAGAAACATATATTGAAAATTTTGTAGGATTAAAAGAATCAGGTTATGGAGATTTATATTTTCAAAGAACTTTAGAAGACTGGGCAAAATTTAATATAAACAATAGAACAAAGCACGATGCCTCTATTAGCTCTGGTTTGGCTCTTATGGCTTGTAATAAGCATAGGTATTCACCAGTGAATAAAATAGATTTAAAACCTGTAGACCTAGGTATAAAAAGATATGACAATAGAGGAACTACATCTAAAATAATAAGTTAAATGAATATATACACTAATTCAAATAGCGCGTTTCCAAGTCAAGTTGTAAGCAATGCAGAAAAAGCAAGTATAGAGTATGGTAGTCAAGTTGCTATGGCTATTGAGTACGAATGGTTTAAATCTGGAAGAACTAACGGAAATCGATATTTAACAAATTGGAATAATTTTAACACGCTTAGACTTTACGCAAGAGGTGAGCAGCCAGTTCAAAAATATAAGGATGAATTATCTATTAATGGTGATTTGTCTTATTTAAATTTAGACTGGAAGCCGGTTCCAATTTTATCTAAATTTGTAGACATTGTAGTTAATGGCATATCTCAAAAAGCTTATGATATAAAAGCCTATGCGCAAGATCCGAGTTCTACTAAAAAAAGAACTGAATACGCAGCGAAAATACAAGAAAGCATGATGGCTAAAGATTACATAAATAATCTTAAGCAGGTACTAGGAGTCGATTTATATCAGAAAGATCCATCGTTAATTATTCCAGAAACAAAAGAAGAACTTGAACTTCACATGCAATTAGGTTATAAGCAGTCTATTGAAATAGCAGAAGAAGAAGCTATATCAACTGTTTTTGCTCAAAATAAATACGATTTAATTAGACGAAGATTAAACATGGACTTAACTGTTTGTGGTATTGCTGCAGCTAAAACTAGTTTTAACACGTCTAATGGTATCAAGGTGGATTATGTAGATCCAGCTTATATGGTTTATTCATATACAGAAGATCCTAACTTTGATGATATATATTACGTAGGTGAAATAAAATCCATAACAATACCAGAACTTAAAAAAGAGTTTCCAGATATTTCTAATGAAGAATTAGAGCGTATCCAAAAAATGCCAGGCAATAGGCAATATATAACTGGTTGGGGTGGATATGATGAAAACACTGTTCAGGTTTTATATTTTGATTATAAAACATACGAAGATCAGGTATTTAAAATAAAACAAACAGATCAAGGATTAATGAAGGCTATTGAAAAGCCTGATACATTTAATCCACCAGAAAGTGATATGTTTGAAAGAGTCTCTAGATCTATTGAGGTTCTTTACACAGGGGCTAAAGTAGTAGGAACTGATACAATGTTAAAGTGGGAACTTGCTGAAAACATGTCTAGGCCTTATGCTGATACTACTAAAGTTGAAATGAATTATTCTATTTGCGCTCCACGGATGTACAAAGGTCGTATTGATTCTTTAGTTAGCAAGTGCGTTGGATTTGCTGATATGATTCAACTTACACATTTAAAATTACAGCAAGTATTATCTCGCATGGTGCCAGATGGTGTGTATTTAGACATGGATGGGCTAGCTGAAGTTGACCTAGGAAACGGTACAAACTATAATCCTGCTGAAGCGTTGAATATGTATTTTCAAACAGGTTCTATTGTAGGTAGATCATTAACACAAGATGGCGAGCTCAACAGAGGTAAAGTTCCAATTCAAGAGCTACAAACCAGTAATGGTGGGGCTAAAATACAAAGCTTAATACAAACGTATCAATACTATTTGCAAATGATACGTGATGTAACAGGGCTTAATGAAGCTAGAGATGGTAGTTTGCCAGATCGTAATACTCTAGTAGGATTACAGAAATTAGCAGCTAGTGCATCTAATACTGCAACTAAACACATTAATCAGTCTAGTCTATATATAACATTAAAAACTGCTGAAAATATATCTCTTAAAATAGCTGACGCTTTAAATTTTCCTTTAACAGCTGAGTCTTTAAGAAACTCAATATCTGTGTTTAATGTTAAAACATTAAAAGAAATAGAAGAGTTAAATCTATTTGACTTTGGTATATTCTTAGAATTAGAACCAGACGAAGAAGAGCAAGCTAAGTTAGAGCAGAATATACAAGTAGCTCTACAGAGTGGAGGTATTGATTTAGACGATGCTATTGATGTTCGTCAAATAAAAAACTTAAAATTAGCTAATCAAATGCTTAAAATTAAACGTAAGCATAAAATGATTTTAGATCAACAAAACCAACAGGCTAATATTCAAGCACAGGCTGAAGCTCAATCTGAAACAGCTGAAAAAACAGCGATGGCAGAAGTTCAAAAACAAGAGGCTATTTCTGGTACAAAAGTTCAATACGAGCAGGCTAGAACTGAAATGGAGATTAAGAAAATGGAAGTTCAAGCTCAACTTGATAAACAAAAAATGCAATTGCAACATCAATATGATATGCAGTTAGCGCAAGTACAATCTCAAGCCAACTCTCAGAAAGATCAACAAAAAGAACAAGCCAAAAATCAGCGTATAAAAATGGAAGGTACGCAACAAAGCGAAATGATAAGCCAAAGAAAGAATGATGGTTTACCAATAAACTTTGAACAACAGCAAGACGTTAACGCTTTTATGTAAACGTTATTTAATTATTTAATTATATTATATTATGTCAGAACAAACAACAACACAAGAAAATGTGAAACAGGAAGGTGACTTTAAAATTAAAAAGAAAACCCCTAAAAAATTAGTTCCACAAAATGAAGAACCTATTAAAGTAAATATAAAAGAACCTTTAGTAGATGTGCCTTCAGATACAATAAAAGTAGTTATACCTACTGAAGACAAAAAAGAAGAAGATGCCATTCAAATCGGAGAAACAAAGGAAGTATCTGTGGAAGAACCATCCGGAGATAGCGCAGAGATGGGAGAACTTGTACCAGAGTCCAACGAGACTACTGAAGGGTTTTCTCCGATCCAAGAAGTAACAGAAGCCGAAGTTAAAAAAGTTGAAGCAGAAGTTAAAGAAGCTATAAGAGATGAAAAAGTATTAGGTAAACCGTTACCTGAAAATATTGAAAAGTTAGTTTCATTTATGGAAGAAACCGGCGGGACAATAGAAGATTATACTCGTTTAAATGCTGATTACTCTAGCATTGACGATGTTACTTTATTAAAAGAGTATTACAAAAAAAATAAACCTTATCTAGAATCTGACGATATAGATCTTCTATTAGAAGATTTTGTTATTGATGAAGACATGGATGAGGAAAGAGATGCAAGAAAAAAGAAACTTGCGTTTAAAGAAGAAGTTGCAAAAGCCAAAAACTTTTTAGAGGAAACTAAGAGTAAATATTACGACGAGATCAAGTTGAGACCGGGCGTTACTCAGGAACAACAAAAAGCTATGGATTTTTTCAATAGATATAATAAAGAGCAAGAACAAGTTGAGCAACAACATAAACTGTTTAAGGATAATACAAAAAAGTTTTTTAGCGATGATTTCAAAGGTTTTGATATCAGTGTCGGTGAAAAAAAATATAAGTATAATATTCAAAACAAAGATAGAGTTGCAGAAAGCCAGTCTAATATAAAAAACCTCGTTGGGAAGTTCCTAGACGAAAATGGTAATGTTCAAGACGTTAATGGTTATCACAAAGCTATGTATGCTGCTGAAAATGTAGATAAGATTGCCGCTCATTTTTATGAGCAAGGAAAAGCAGACGCTGTAAAAGACGTTGTAAACAAATCAAAAAACTTGAGTGACACTAAAGCTAGGACTTCTCAAGGTGAAGTGTTTATAAATGGATTAAGAGTTAAAGCGATTTCAGGTGCTGATTCTACAAAATTAAAAGTAAAAACAAGAAAATTTAACTAATAAAAACTTAAAATTATGAGTTTAACTCCTCAATTTGGTAGTTTAGTTCCATCGCAGAAAAAACAACTGCTGGACAGTAACTACCTGGTATTTAACAGTGGTGGAGAAGGAAACTTCGCACAACAGTATTTACCTGAAATTTACGAACAAGAAGTAGAGCGTTATGGGAACAGAACGTTATCTGGATTCTTAAGAATGGTTGGCGCTGAAATGCCAATGACATCTGATCAAGTAATTTGGTCTGAACAAAATAGATTACACGTTAGTTATAAAGATGTGGCTGTTGCTAACGGTGCTGGATCTAGTAGTGTTATAACTTTGTTTGCCGCTGGTGCAGCTGGACTTGCTAATGTTATTTCTAAAAACGATACAATTGTATTTTTAAATCCTGCAACAGGAGCTGAAAGCAAAGGTATTGTAACTGATTCTGGCGCTTACACGGGTACTGCTTTAGGAAACAACAGAGAAATTGCTTTTCAACCATTCGATGGAAATCAAATTGGCGTTGTAGCAGTTGGTGCTGGAGCTAAGGTATTTGTTTATGGTTCTCAGTATGACAAAGGCGTAGAAATGGGTAATACTTTGGCTACAAATGGCCGAATCAGTGTTGATCCTTCTTTTACTCAATACTCTAATTCTCCAATTATCATACGAAGCCAGTATGTAATTAATGGCTCTGATATGGCTCAAATTGGATGGGTTGAAGTTGGAACTGAAGACGGAACATCTGGATACTTATGGTATTTAAAAGCTGAGTCTGAAACAAGACTACGTTTTGAAGATTACTTAGAAATGGCAATGGTAGAAGGAGAACTTAATCAAGTTCCTGGTATTGGCGGTGGTGCTGTACCAAATAAGCAGCCAGGTACTCAAGGTTTATTCCAAGCTATTCAAACACGTGGTAACGTAGAAGTAGGATTTACTGCTGCTGCTGGACTAGATGAGTTTGATGCTATTTTGAAAAACTTAGATACTCAAGGTGCTATTGAAGAAAACATGCTTTTCTTGCAAAGACAAACAGCTCTTGATTTTGATGATATGCTAGCTGCTATCTCTGGTGGAACTGCCGGTGGTACTGCATTTGGTTTATTTGAAAACTCTGAGGAAATGGCATTAAATCTTGGATTTAGTGGTTTCCGTAGAGGATCTTATGATTTCTACAAAACTGACTGGAAATACTTAAACGACGCTTCTACGCGTGGTGGTCTTGACGGAATTAGTTCTATTGAAGGTGTATTAGTGCCTGCTGGAACTACTACTGTTTATGATCAAGTTTTAGGAACTAATATCCGTAGACCTTTCCTACATGTACGATACAGAGCTTCACAAGCTGATGATCGTCGTATGAAGTCTTGGTTAACTGGTTCTGCTGGTGGTGCATTTACATCTACTTTAGATGCTATGGAAGTAAACTTCCTATCTGAAAGATGTTTAGTAACACAAGCTGCTAACAACTTTGTATTATTCAAAGGA